ATATTAACGTTATTAATATTCAGTTTAATCAACAACTGAGGATGTACGCATGAAGCTAAAAACTTACTTAAAGACATCCGGTGTAAGGCAACAGGCTTTCGCCGTACTCGTGGGGAGAACCCAAGGATATGTCAGCCGTGTTGCCTCCGGAGAGTGTCTTCTTGGCGCGGCCACAGCACTTAAGTGGGCTGCCGCAACTGAATTTCAGGTAACACCCCATGATCTGCGTCCTGATCTATATCCAAACCCAAAAGACGGGATTCCAGACAGGGCAGCAGCTTAACAACCAGCAACCAAGAAATCTGATTAAGCCTAATCAGGTTTTCAGCGACAGGAGACGCGAAGGAAGTGGAAAACCTCGAAGAACTGAAACGGGAGATCTTCAACTGGGCCGTAGAGCGCGGGCAGGAACATGTTGCCATCGAAATCACGCGCATGTGGTTCCGAATGGGCGGCAACACCAGCACGGTAAAGCTTCACCAGATGGAAGATCCAATGGGTAACGCCGACTGGCGGGCCATAAACAACAATCGCCAGCAAATTTTTCGCTGGTTACGTGGCGACACCAAAGCGGCAAGAGCCAAAACAAGAGCGCTGGCTAAGGCGATGGAAGCGGCGCTGCCTGCAGAACGATACGCGCAGCTGGGAATGACCACTCAGCACCTGATATGCGTAGCGATACGTGAGTTTGCCGCGGCGATCATCGCGTTACTGCTGGATGCCAGGGATAGACCGCAGAGGATAGCCCAGGCATTGCAAGCCATCCAGGAAACACAGCGCCTGACCAGCGTTTAACTGTACCGAGGAAAGACCAACATGCTGAATTCAATTGACCGCATTACCTGGCGGAACGGCTTTCGTTTGAATGGCGCGCCGGCCGTCATGGAAGACATCGAAGATATTTTCGAAGGTCGCCGCGCAGCTGCGTTATCTGTCTGGGCGCAGTATGAAAAACTGAAAGAAGAACTCCGCGAAATGAATTTGTCACCTGAGGAATATCAGGCGGCATGCCGTCAAATTGCTGAAACATTGGGGATCTGATTATGAGTATGACCCTGATGGCCCGCGCGATGGCAATTAAAACCGGAAACCCTATCCGCAAATTAGTGCTGATCAAACTGGCTGATAACGCCAATGACAGCGGTGAATGCTGGCCGTCGTACAAACATATTGCCGACCATTGCGAGTGCAGCAAGAGCGCTGTACGTGATCACATCGATGCGCTGATCGCTATGGGGCTGCTGGTGAAAGAAAACCGCCCTGGCGTCAAAAATGGTAAGGGTAATGCGTCGAATCTGTATTACATGAAACTCGACAACCCTATGCCGCCAAAAAGCATAGCCCCTATGCCGTCAAAAAGCACAGGTGTGCCGCCAGAAAGCACACCCCCTATGCCGTGTGGCGGCACCAGAACCAGTCACTCTTTTGAACCAGTCAATGAACCTAAAGATCCCCCTAACCCCCAAATGGGGGAGGGCGAGGAAATTATTTTCGCTGACGCGAAAAAAGCGCTCGAGTTTTATAACGACTGCACCGGTACCCGTTGCCGTGACGTTAAACCGTTCGTGCTCATGCTGACGCCGACTCTGACGCGTGAGGGGTACACCCTGGCCGAACTGCAGTTAGTTATCCGCTGGGTTCTGGCTACATGGCATCGCCGTGGCTCTGGCGCACCTAAGCCAGCAAATATCTGCCGGGTGAACCGGTTCGACGGTTATCTCGCTGACGCTGAGGCTTGGGCCACCACAGAGGCGAGTATTGATCCGGTAGCGGTTGTTGATGCCTACAACGAGATTTTCGCTGACGTACTTCCTGCCGCGACACTTGACGCTGATCGCCGCCAGAAAATTACGCGCCTTGCGGCTCACATGATGAATAAAACCACAGGTGCGTTTCTGGGTTACCTGGAAAAATTCCGCAATACCGCGCCAGATTTTTACTTTGGCGGCGAACACCGCGACGGCTGGCGCGCCAGTTTTGATTACCTGATGAAACCGGAAACACTGCGTAAGACAAGGGAAGGTGCACTGTGAGCCCTCAGGATCTTGAAGCCTGTGTGCTGGCTGGCCTGCTGAATGGCGGTGCCACTCCGGATGCGTTCGATGTGATAGCCAGCACGCCGGAGGAATCATTCAGCATCGGATTCCATCGCCGCGCTTTCAGCGAAATAAAAAAACAAGCCCTGGCGAACGGCATGATCGATATGCTTTTCATCAGCGAGGCTCTGGGTGGCTCAAGTCTGGCCGATTTGTCAGATATTTCCCGTATTCCTGCCACGGTACCAAACCTGAAAGGGTATGCAGGGAAGATGGTCAAAGCATGGCGCAGCCGGGCGCTGGCGAAACTGCTGCAGGAAGGGGCCGACGGCATCCGACAGGCAGCAAACCAGGAGCAACGCGATCAGGTGGTCGAGAACGCCGTCGCGCAGCTGCTGGATATGACTGCTGATACTGGCGATATTCAGCCGGTACATATCAACGAGCTTTTGCCTGTTTACATGGATACCGTGCAAAAACGCATGGATGGTGATGAATCGACCCGCAATTTGTTGACGGGTATTTCGGATCTCGATAGCGCCACTGGAGGAATTAACCCACAGGATCTTATCGTCGTTGCTGGCCGCCCGGGCATGGGTAAAACAGAGTTCGCGCTCACCGTGGTGGAAGGGGTAACGGCCAAAGGCGGCGGCGCGCTGATTTTTAGTATGGAAATGGCGGCCACGCAGATCGTTGAACGCTCACTGGCTGGCGCCGGAAACCTTTCTGTATCACGGCTGCGTAACCCTCAGGACATGTATGACGAGGACTGGGCGCGTCTGACATCAGCGATGGCCACACTCAATGATCGTGATATCTGGATTGTTGACGCTACCGATTTGACCGTCGAACAAATCCGCGCCATTGCGGAAACTCACAAACGCCGCCACCCGCATTTAGCGATGATTATGGTCGACTACCTCGGCCTGATAAAAAAACCAAAAGCAGAGCGTAACGATCTCGCCGTCGCGCATATTTCGCGAAATCTCAAAACGATGGCTATGCGCCTGCACACGCCCACTTTCGCGCTGAGCCAGCTCTCCCGTGCCGTTGATGCGCGCCCGGCAGCACAGCGCCGCCCGGTGATGTCAGACCTGCGTGATTCCGGCTCTATTGAGCAGGACGCCGACAGCATTCTGTTTCTGTACCGCGACGAGGTCTATGACCCTGACAGCCCTGCCGCAGGTGTGGCTGAGGTAATTCTCGGTAAGTGCCGCTTTGCTGCAGCTGGCACCGTGGTTTACCAGGAATTCAAGAACGGCCATTTCTTGCCAATCGATCAACATGTCGGGAAAGAGAAAACCCGCATTCAACTGGAGGCAGCCAAACCCAAAAAACAACAGCGTCGGTACTCCGACAAATACAACACCGAACCGTTTTAACCGCGCCTGACCAGCGCTAATTAACCAACGAGGAAAGACCAATGACCGATTTACTGTATGCAAAAACCACCAGCGCAGATGATGGTTGTGACTGGGGGCCAGTAATCATCTGGCGTATGAATGCTGGCGCGCGTGCCCGAAATCGTGCCTGTTACGTTCCGGCACCCCGCCCGATCCAGGTAAACCCTGTTTATCGCGTAGCGAAAACAAAAAAAGCACCTGTGCAAGCCGTTAACACCTCAGGGCGTTGGCTCAAAACCCACACTGCGACGGTTATCACTGCTAAAGGCGAAAAAACGGTAAAAATCCGCGAGACTGCCACCGTTTGGAGTGCCGGGAGCAATGAAAACTACGACAAGCTTACCGGGCAGCGCGTCGGCGCGCCGGGCCGCTGCCGCCTCCTTCTGGAGTCGATCACTCCGATTGCACGCAAAGCAAAAGTGGAATCCCAAAAGGCCTCCGGAGAGTTATCAGCACAAAAGCTGGTGGCGCTGATGAAGGGCAAAACCCTTTCGTATCAGGGCATCCTCGCTGCGATCAAAAAATATCACCCGGACATCAATATTACCTCCGGCCAACTGCAAAAGCGTATCTGGCGCATGGTTCAGTCCAAATACGTTGGCATTGAGCGTCATGATGATATGCCGGTGACTCATTTCACCCTGAAAAGCGTTGATCCCCGCTTTTACACCCATTCAGAGAAAAGCGTGAAGGATTAAGGCATGGCCGGGCAATCGGATTACCTACCGCCCGGCTTACCCCTCAATCGCGCCAAGTGGCCGCAGGAATTTCAGCTCAAAGAGCATTACGACATGCGCGCAGCCGCGCTGGTTCGCCAGCTCTACGAGAAGAAAACCACACGTTACGCGGTCGTGAAGCAGATTGAGGAAACGCCGGAGAGTCAACGAGAGTTTTTTAGAGAGCGCTTAAATTACTGGCGCGCGCAGAGAGAAGGATTAAACGATGAATAACAAAGAATTAATCAATGCCGGACACGCACTGGCAAAAGCTATCAGCAATGATACGCCGCTGATCGAGATCGCGAAGATGGTTTCTAATCTCGCCACTCAGTTGGATGTTCAAATCGCACGCTCTCACCAATTATCAATAGCACTGGAAGCCGCAGAGAAGCGGATTGCTGAGCTTTCATCTGCCACTCTCGCTCCTGGAGTAATGCGCTGCGCTGGGTGCGGATTCGTCCTGACGAAAAACAGCATAAATATGGTGGCAGGCACTATTACAGCCTGGGATAGCGATACAGAACCATGCCCGAACGGTTGCGGTCCGCTCTGGCCCGTAACGTGGAAAGAGCAGGCCACCAAGCTCCGTGATGATTCTGAGAAATGGTTTGAAGAGTTGCAATATGCCCGCAAGCGGATTGATGAACTGGAAGCACGCAGACCGGAATTACACATCGTCGCTGGCAGCGGTAAAGGAGAGTGAGCATGTCAGAGCAAACAATCCTCGATATGTGCTGTGGTTCCCGCATGTTCTGGTTCAACAAACGCGATACACGCACGCTGTTCGCTGATATCCGCAGCGAAGAGCATGAATTATGCGATGGCCGCCGCCTTGTCATCCGTCCTGATTTGATTGCTGACTTCCGCGCGCTACCGTTCTCTGATGCGTCATTCCCGGTTGTTGTGTTTGATCCACCTCATCTGGAGCGTGTCGGTCAAACGGCGTGGATGGGTAAAAAATACGGGAGATTGAACAAAAAAACTTGGCGCTCTGATCTGCGCGCAGGTTTCAAAGAGGCGTCAGGTGATTCGCAGTGCTGGATAACAGGTGGCTGGAAAAATTTCATACTGACAGTATGAGTCAGCAGAGCAAAGCATACTACCGCCGGAAACGGCGGTTTTTTGTTTAAAAACAAAACAATACGTACTTGTATTTTTAATTATTTTAACGTTTTGTGCTCTTAAGGATTTGCACTTCCTGCCACTTGGGAGTATATATACTGTAATTTTATACAGTTGTTTGAGAGGGGGAGGCGTGATTGAAAAAACGGAGGTTGGGGATCATCTTCCCGATAACGGCCGCGTACTCGTGACCCTCAGAAACGGCAAAATATCTGCCCTAAGAATTGCTCATGATGATGAGCACCTTGCATCACTTAAGTCGTTGTTTGAATTGGCTGAATTCTCCGGTTTTACCATTGTCGAAAAAGACAAAACTAAGGTATAATTAGGGCATCGGACTGAACACCCGATAACCTGTATTTCTGAGCAATTGCTGCGCTAAAGGGGAAACCAATGGCGCAGTATTCTTTTGTAAAATCAGCAGGCGGAGTATTAATCCCGGCAACGCCGGAAGCGCGCGAATTTATCGAAAAAAAATGTCGCATGGGCGCTGTGCTTTACGCCGACTTTAAACAAGCACGTAATCCGGCATTTCATCGCAAATTTTTTGCTTTGCTCAATCTTGGGTTTGATTACTGGCAGCCGGCAGGCGGTACCATTTCCCCGGCCGATAAAAAACTGGTTCGTGGGTATGTGCAGCTGGTGGCCCACTATGCCGGGCATGAAAAAACCCTCCAGGAACTAGCCGATCAGTATCTCCGCGACGAAGCGGAAAAACGCGCCGGAAATATCAGCGCGGTAAAATCATTTGAGGCGTTCCGTGCCTGGGTAACTATTCAGGCAGGCTTTTACACCGAATACCAAATGCCTGACGGCACAACCCGCAAAGAGCCAAAATCGATATCGTTCGCAAAAATGGACGATATCGAATTTTCCCAGCTCTACAAATCCGTTCTCGATGTGCTCTGGAATTTCATCCTCTACCGCACGTTTCCAACACAGCAGGCCGCAGAAAACGCAGCCTCACAATTATTCAGCTACGCTGCGTAAGAAATATCGCCATGACTAACGACGATAAACGCTGGCTGGCAGACGTTGCCTCTCTGGGCTGCGTTGTATGCCGAAATCTTGGCTATGGCGCATCACCTGCAGAAATCCATCACATACGCACAGGGCAGGGAATAGCCCAACGTGCAGACCATAAAAAAACACTACCTCTGTGCGCACCTCACCACAGAACCGGCGGGCACGGCGTTGCTATCCACGCAGGTCAGAAAACATGGGAAAAAAATTACGGCACCGAGCCTGAGTTACTGGATCAGGTGACCATTGAAGTAGGGGAATTGCGATTATGCAGAATTTAATTCCACTCTTGGCGGTAGCAGGAAAAACCAGAAAGTGGCATGGCGCCCAGTGTCAGGAAAGAACAATATTCTGTTTACCTTCTTTTCTCACCACAGCGGCGGGCGATTTTTCCCTTCTCTATGTTCGCGCGCGCGCGCGTTTTGGGGGGTGATCAATGCCGCTGGTTGCCACCTTCAAAACCGACTGGTTCCGGGTCATTACCGACCTGACCAGAAAAAACCTCACGACGCAGGAAATTGCCAACGAACTTGGCGTTTCGAAATCTGCCGTTCTGGGCTGGAAGTCAGGATCAGAACCTCGCCACGGTCATGGTGAGGCACTTATTGCGCTCTGGTGCATGGCAACCAGCTCTGACAGAAAAAAATTACCCACCGTCTTGCATCGCCAGTGGTTCACCTTTCGGAAATCGCGTTTTGGTCGGGAAACTGACCAGACATGCAAATAACAATGACCGCTCAGCATTCATCCGGAGATAACTAAAATGGGTCGACCAAGAAAAAAAGTTGAGGTGCCGGGGCAGGAAACTGCTGGTACCGATACAACCAATATCGTGGCGGAAGGGCAAATGCTTAATTCTGCCCCTGTCAACCAGACTGTAGCTGATGCCCCAATTACAGCGACTGAGATCCTGACGCTTAACGCAGACGGCCAGCGCGCAGAACAGGAAGTTATCCAGCAGCGCGTTGCCAGTCTGCTGGACGATGCCGCACTTGCTGAGCGCAATACTCTGCTGGGTACCATCAACGAGCAGGGCGCGGCCATCATCGCCCGCTTTGAAACGCTGGGTTACACCGACCTGGCTGACCAGCAGCTGACCGACAATCTCGAATTCCTCCAGCTCGTCAAAAAAGCCACCACGGCGGAGCCCGCCGCGCCGATGGGCTACGTGACGAACGACGAGGGCAAGCGCCAGCCTGTTACGGGTAAGCCCGTTCTGACTGAGCACGGCTGGCACGTTCCGGGCTAAGAGGGGGAATCGTTATGTGTGGAGGTGGAGCGCCAAAGGTCACGCAGACCGACCCGCAGGCCGAAGCGGATGCAGCTGCCGATGCAGCAGCAAAAGCGGCAAACGCGGATGCAGCAGCGCGTAAGAAGCGCAAGAAAGGCTCGTCCCTTCTCGCCAGTGGTGCAGAGGGCGCAGCTGATTCGGGCAGCTCTCTGCTGTCCTCTGGTGCGCAGGCAGCGCAACAGAAAAACACTCTGGGGGCGTAACTGATGGATGAACTCGCCGTTAAGCTGATTAAGCGTTCCGACACGCTGAAAGCCAACCGCCAGCAGCATGAAAGCGTCTGGCGCGAGTGCTATGACTACACCTATCCGCTGCGCGGCGCGGGATTCTCTGACGAAGTGCTCGACGCTCAGAGCGCAAAACACAAGGTGGCGAAGCTACTGGACGGCACCGCCACCGACAGCGCACGCATGCTGGCCTCTGCGCTCATGTCCGGCATGACCCCGGCGAACGCGCAATGGCTGAACCTCGACAGCGAATCTCTGCCGGACGATGCCAAAGCCTGGCTGTCTGAGTGTGCCACGCTGGTCTGGGAAAATATCCACGCCGCCAACTTCGACGCCGAGGGCTACGAGGCGAATCTCGACGTGGTGTGCGCTGGCTGGTTCGTCCTGTACATCGACGAGGACCGGGAAGAGGGCGGCTACACCTTCCAGCAATGGCCGCTGGCGCAGTGCTATGTCACGTCCACCCGCAAGGATGGCATCGTGGACACGATCTACCGCCGCTACCAGCTGACCGCAGAGCAGGCCATCAAGGAATTCGGCGCGGACAAGGTCAGCGAGAAGATCCGCGATGCGGCGAAGAAAAAGCCCGACGATAAATTTGATTTCCTGCACTGCATTTTCCCGCGCGAAACCTACATGGTCGACGCCCGCCTGGCGAAGAACATGCGCTTTGCGTCGTACAACGTCGACGTGAGCAACAAGCAGATTGTGCGCGAATCTGGTTATCACGAATTCCCGTGCTGCGTGCCGCGCTGGATGAAAATCCCCGGCGGCTCCTACGGCATCGGCCCGGTGTACGACGCGTTGCCGGACTGCAAAGAGCTGAATGAAACCAAACGCATGGAGAAAGCAGCGCAGGATCTGGCTATCTCCGGCATGTGGATTGCCGAAGATGATGGCGTGCTCAACCCGCGCACGGTCAAAGTTGGCCCGCGCCGTATCATCGTGGCGAACAGCACCGACAGCATGAAACCGTTGCTGACCGGCTCCGATTTCAGCGTGGCATTCACCGCAGAAGAGCGTTTGCAGGCATCAATCCGCAAAATCATGATGGCCGACCAGCTGCAGCCGCAGGACGGTCCAGCCATGACCGCCACCGAAGTGCATGTGCGCGTCGCGCTGATTCGCCAGCTGCTTGGTCCGGTGTATGGCCGGTTCCAGGCTGAATATCTACAGCTGCTGGTGGTGCGCTGCTTTGGTATTGCTTTCCGCGCAGGCATCTTCTCCCCGCCGCCGGAGAGCCTGCAGAACGCCAATTTCAATGTGCGCTACATCTCGCCTCTGGCACGCGCCCAGAAGCTGGAAGACGTGACGGCAATCGAACGCCTCGGCGCTAACGTGGCGAACCTCGCGGGCATCAACCAGGACGTTGTTGATCTCATCGATACCGACGAGGCCACGCGCGTTGTGGCTGATGCGCTCGGCGTCCCGGCGAAGGTTATTCGCTCATCCGATGCTGTGGCGGACCTCCGCGACCAGCGCCAGAAAGCACAGCAGCAGGCCGCACAGCAGCAACTCATGATGCAGGCTGGCACCGAGGCAGCAGGAGCCGCAGGGCAGACCGCTGGCTCGGCAATAGGGCAACGACTGGCAGGTAACCAATGAGAACCAAAGAGGCTACACCCGCCGATTACAAGCGGATTTTTGAAGAAATGCCAGGCGGCGCGCCTGTGCTGGAAGAACTTACCAGGCGCTTCGGTCGCGAAGCGTACGTGAAAGGCGGTACCGAAGGTGACCGCGAAACATGTTACCGGGCCGGACAGCGTTCCGTGCTCGATTTCATTCTCAGTCAGATCAACAGAGCCGATGGAGTAGAAGACGATGTGGAAGCTTAAACACTTATTCATGAACGCTGAGCAGGGCGCAGAACAGCCGGGCGGCGGTAACGGAGGTGGTGAAGATGGCGGCAATAATCCAGGTACTGGCGAACCTTCTGGCAATTCTCTGCTTAGCACCGGCGCAGGCGAATCGGGTGCTAATGACTGGATACCTGAGAAATTCCGCGTTATGGGCGAGGACGGAAAACTCAGTATTGAAAGCTCTGCCCGCAAACTGGCGGAAAATTACACTCACCTTGAAAAACGCATGGGCAGCGGCGACGCACCGCCGAAAACGTCAGATGAGTATGCGCCTAAAGTAGAGGTGGAGGGTTTCAACTGGGAAGAATTCAAAGCCGATCCGCGCATGCAGAGCTTCATGAAAACTGCACACGCCAAAGGCATCACCAACGATCAGATGAGCTTTATCTTGGGCGAATACGCACAGCGCGCTCCTGAGCTGGTGGGCGGTGCTGCTGCGCTGGATTCGGAGGCGGCCACCACGCAGCTGCGCGAGGTGTGGAAGACTGACGCAGAGTTTAAGCAAAACATCGGTCTGGCTTTCCGGGCGTTCAACTCCCTGGCGGACGACGCCGACAAAGGCCGCATTGACGAGATCGGTAATAACCCGATGGTTATCCGCATGCTGGCTAAAGTCGGTGCCGAAATGCAGGAGGATGCGCCGGCGGGCGGCGATGTGAACCTCGAAGAACAGCAGACCATTCGCGACCTGATGAAATCCCCCGCGTATATGGACCCGAAACACGCCGACCACGAACGCGTATCTGCGAAGGTCAAAGCGTATTACCAGAAGCGTTACGGCGATCAAACCGTAGCGTGACATGTCACGACGACTTAAACCGAGGAAATACCGATGAGCGAAGCAAAACCACAAGACGGCAGTACCGTTAAGGGATACCGTACGTTAACACCAGCAGATATCGAGATGATGAATGAGGTAAAGGCTGTAAGCCGCGAATTCCTCAAAAAGCTGGATTTTCTCAAATTCGTTCATGACAGCGAGCCGGATGCGGATCCCCAAACTCTGCGCTGGCTGGCTATTGCCCGCACAGACATGCAGACAGCCTGCATGGCAGCGTGCCGTGCTATTGCCCGTCCTGATGCTGATTGCTAACTCCTAAAAACCCCACAAAAAGCCAGCCTAACCCGCTGGCTTTTTCATTTGGTCGGGATTCCGACCGCACATCTCGCTAACAATCTCCCCACAACCAGCCCGGCGGGGACGCCGGATAACTGAATTTTCCCGCAGTGCGTAAGCGCCACGCGCATTGTGTTAATCGGGCCGGGCAACCGACAACCCAGCAGGCGATATTTTCTGGAGTGATTGTTATGTCATTTGATACCAATAAGAACATGATCACCGCTGCGTTTATCACGCAGTTTCATGATTCTTTCGAAATCGCCGCGCAGCAGAAGGATTCCCGCCTGCAGGCTGCGGTAAACGACCGTGGGATGATCACCGGCGAAGCATTCACCATCAACGATATGGGTACCATCGAAATGACGCAGATCACAACGCGTTTCGGTGACACCGTATGGGACCTGCCAGACGCTGGTACCCGTAATGCGTTGATGGCGGACTACGCTGTATTCGTGCCAGTTGAAAAACGTGACCTGCGTAAACTGCTGGCCGACCCTCAGGGGCCATATCTGCAGCTCACCCTGGCGGCCTCCAACCGCAAAAAAGACGATGTTGTGTATCGTGCTCTGCTCGACCCTGTGATGCGTAAGACGTCCAGCGGCGGCGCGTACGCTCCGGTGGCGCTGCCTGCGTCGCAGAAAATCGTTGCAGGTGGCACCGGCATGACCAAAGCCAAGCTGATCGCCGCGAAAGCGATGTTCCGCCGTAATGAGTGTGACGAGCAGAACGGTGAAGAGCTGTACATCACCTACAACGCCGACATGCTGACGCAGATCCTCAGCGATACCACGCTGACTTCTGCCGACTTCATGGCGGTGAAAATGCTGCAGGAAGGCGCAGTGTCTGGGAACTGGCTCGGCTTTAAGTGGCTGGCATACGAGAAGCTTGACTCGGTAACCGATACTGGTGTTACCACCAAAACCGCCGTTGCGTGGTGTAAATCCGCCGTGCATTTCGGTACCGGCGCTGAGTACAGCGTTGATATCGGCCCGCGCCGCGATAAAAACAACACCATTCAGATCTCTGTTGATGCGTCTTATGGTGCTGGCCGTGCTAACGAGAAAAAAGTCGTCGCCATCGATTTTGTTGCTTAATGCCGCTGGTGTGTTTGCCGGGGACTACCCCCGGCCTTTTTTCATCTGAGGTTCTGCCATGACTTCGAGTGTATCGATCTGCTCAAACGCACTTCTGGCGCTGGGTGCTCACCCGATAAATGATTTCGACGAAGACACGGATCATGCCCGTCTTTGCGCCAACCTTTACCCTACTGTCCGCAATAAATTACTCCGCGCTCATCCGTGGAACTGCGCGATAAAACGCGTTGTGCTCTCACCTGTCAGCGCCGCGCCTGTCTTCGGGTATGGTTATCAGTTTTCTTTGCCTGGCGACCTGGTTCGCGTTCTCTCTGTTGGCGAACCACGTGACGATATTGATTATCGGATTGAGGGTAGCCGGCTGCTGGCTAACGCCGATGTGATTCGTCTGCGTTATATCTACCGTAACGAGGACGAGTCCACATGGGATGCCGCGCTGGTGGATGTTGCTGAAATGATGATGCAGTCCAAGCTGGCGTATGCGGTGACCGGGTCCGCCAGCCTGCGCGATAGCCTGGCGCAGGAGGCCTCATTCCTGCTGAAACAGGCAAAAGCCGTCGATGGTCAGGAAGAACCGCCGGAAGAGCTGGGCGGCTATCCAACTTATGAGTCGAGGTTCTGACATGCGCGCGAACCTTATAAAAACCAATTTTACAGCTGGCGAAGTTTCCCCACGCCTGATGGGGCGCGTTGATATTGCCCGCTACGCCAACGGCGCGAAGATTATCGAAAACGCGGTAGTGGTCGTGCAGGGTGGTGTTGTCCGCAGACCTGGTACCCGCTTTGCGGCGGCCACGAAATTCGGCAATAAAAAATCCCGCCTTATTCCCTACGTGTTCAACCGTTCTCAGGCCTACATGCTTGAATTCGGCGACGGCTACATGCGCATTTATCAGAACGGTAAGCAGCTGGTTAACGGCGACAATACGCCTTATGAAATCGCCAGCCCATACACCGCCGATATGCTGCCCGCTGTAAATTATGTCCAGGGCGCTGACACCATGTTTCTGGTTCATCAGTCTGTGAAGCCTCACCGCCTCCAGCGCCGTGGTCAAACCGACTGGGTGCTTGAACCGGCACCGTTCATCGTTGAGCCATTCGACGAGGTGCGCGATACACCGCAGAAATGGTGTAAGCCCTCCGTCAAAGAGTTCGTGGGCTCTGAAATTACGCTGACCCTGAGCGATGCGGAACCGGGAGACACCCCAAATCCACCATTCACTGGCGCGGGCTGGGTTGCTCAGGATGTGGGTTCCTACGTTCGCCTTAACGGCGGTCTGGTGCTGATTAAAAGCATCACTAGTGCTCAGATTGCCGTCGGTACCATTCGCAGCGACCTGACGGCAACGCAGGCGGCATCGCCAGGATCATGGACGCGCGAGGACACAGTCTGGACCGATGAATTTGGGTACCCCGGCGCGGTGACGCTATACCAGCAGCGCCTTGTCCTGGCGGGTTCGCCAAAATATCCGCAAACAATCTGGTGGAGCGAAACGGGCGTTTATCTGTCCTTTGAGATTGGTACCGAGGATGATGATGCGATCAGCTTCACGCTGTCTTCAGACCAGCTCAACCCAATTGTGCATCTGGCGCAAATGAATACCCTGATTGCGCTGACCTACGGCGGCGAGTTTACGATCACCTCCGGCAACGATGCGGCCATAACACCGACCAATATTTCGGTGAAAAATCCAAGTCCGTACGGCTGCAACGGGATCCGCCCGGTGCGCGTTGGTACCGAAATCATGTTTGTGCAGCGCGCTGGCCGCAAACTCTACGCGGTAGCGTACGACCCGGACAGCTTTGTTTCCTATTCAGCCAACGACATGACGGTGCTGGCCGAGCACATCACCGCTGGCGGCGTGCTGGATATGGCATACCAGCAACAGCCGGATGCGTTTATCTGGATGGTCCGGGCTGATGGCGCTGCGGTCACGATGGCTATTGACCGAGGTCAGGATGTAATTGCATGGTCACGACAGGTCACAGATGGCGCGTTTGAGTCGCTGGCGACCATCCCATCGGAAGCTGACGATGTAGTTTATGCGATCGTCCGTCGCGAGATAAACGGCCAGACCGTACGTTATGTCGAGGTGTTCGACAGCAAACTCTATACGGATTCAGCCATTACAGGGTTCAGCGGCGGCGATGGTGCTACGACATGGTCGGGGCTTTCGCATCTTGAGGGGCAGACGGTTGATGTGGTGGCCGATGGTGCAGTTATGCCGCAGTACACCGTTTCCTCTGGTCAAATCACCCTGTCACGTAAGGCTAAAAGCGTTGAGATCGGCCTGCACTTCGAAAGCACGATCGAAGCGCTATCGCCGGAGGTTTCCACTACCGAAGGTACCACCCAGAACGCGAGAAAACGCACCAGCGAAGTGACTATGCGTTTCCTCGAAACGACTGGCGCGGAGTGCAACGGCCAGGTTATTCCGTTCCGCCGTTTCGGACCAAAAATCCTCAACCAGCCCGCCCCATTATTCACCGGCGATCACTACTGGGGAAAACTCGGCTGGGAGCGCGGGGAAGACACTCTGCTTATCCAGCAGCGCCAGCCGCTGCCATTCCATCTTCTTGCAATTATTTTCACATTCACCAGTAACGGGGGCTGACATGGTACGTAACGCAACAGCCGGGGATATCCCGGCGCTGATCGAGCTGGGCGCGCGGATGTATATCGAATCCCGGTACTCGCAAAACTCACCATTCGATGAAGAAAAGTGTGCAGAGCTTGCCCGAAGCGTTATCGCGTCGCCCGCAGGGTGTGTGCTGGTGGCCGAAAAAGAGGGGGTAGTCATCGGCTGGATGGCTGGTGGCATTGCTGAGCAGTGGTTCAGTCACCAGCTGATGGCCTTTGAGTATGGGCTCTTTGTCGCTCCGGAGCATCGCGGCGGCACTGCGGGCCCGCGTCTCGCTAAAGCTTTTATCACCTGGGCGAAAGAACACGGCGCCGCGCTCATAAACATGGGTATAACCACGGGCGTACATGAAGAACGCACCGGCGAAATGTATTCCCGTCTTGGTCTGAAACGTTCCGGCCTGCTGTATTCAATGGAGGTTTAAAAATGTGTACTGGCGTGGAAATTGCGGCTATTGGCGCATCCGTGCTTGCCGCCGGTGGCGCGGTTTATAGCGGGCAGCAGCAAAAGAAAATGTCCAACTATCAGGCTGCACAGGCGGAAGCTGATGCCGAGGCTGCACAAGCAGCTGCACGGGTGGAAGCCGATCGCATCCGTAAAGCCGGACGGGCACAGGCAGCTGCAGCGCGAGCTTCTCTTGCCGGGTCTGGTGTGGACGCGGGGGAAGGCACAGCGCTGCGTATTCAGTCCGATATCGTTGGAGATGCTGAGCAGGATGCTTACCAGACCATTCTGAACGGTACGAACCAGAGCGCCAGACTGAATTCTCAGGCGTCCGCTGACCGTATCTCTGGCCGTAACGCTTCAACATCTGGCTACATCAGCGCGGGTAGCTCTGTGCTTAGCGCGGGCGGTACCGCATATAACGGCTGGAAAAAAGCAGGGAGTAAATAACCGTGAGAATTCCAACGGGTAATTTTGGTAACGTTACGCCGCAGGCGAATCCTACCCGCGTCAGTGTCAGCAATGTCGGGCAAATAGGTAACGCAGTCGCAGGTCTGGGGGCGGCTTTAGGTCAGACTGCTGATGAGGTACAGCGCACGCAGGATAAAGCGGATGTGGCGGCAACCCAGGCTATCCTTACCGATCTTGATGCGAAATCCAGTGACCGCTGGGAAAACCCGGAGACCGGCGCGCTGGTAACCCGGCAGGGGTTCAAGTCTTCCGGCGTTGGTCTGGACATGGATAAGCAGGACTCTTCCGACTATGAAGAGGCCCGTAAACGCGTACCGCAGAGCCAGCTGCAGTATTTTGACGCGCAGTGGAAAGCGGGTCAGATCCGCCGAGCCAGCACTTATAACAGCTTTGAGCGTAGCCAGACAGAACAGGCGCAGCGCCAGCAGCTCGACGCGACAGTTAAATCGTCCGTTGAACAGGAAGCGGGGGCGTTTGACGATCCGCAGGCTGCCGCATTGATTCGCAGCGCCCGGCAGCACTCAATTTCATTGTATGGCCAGGCGCAGGGGTGGTCACAGGAGCAAATAGACCAGGCTGTTTCTGAGGCCAACTTACGCGCTATGGATCAGCGAGCCCAAAACTATGCGGTAACCAATCCTCAGGGCTGGTTAAATGGCGATTTTCCCGTGAAAGACACCGGTGCGCTGGATATGCGCGCCATCGGGATTGTTGAATCCGGAGGTAAGCATTTTAACGCCGACGGCAGTGTGATTACCTCGCTCGCCGGCGCGCAGGGTAAATACCAGCTTATGCCGGACACGGGTAAAGAGCTGGCGGCTAAACGCGGCGTGGAATACAACCCTGCCGACGAACAGCAGAATGCGATACTTGCCAGCGACTATGCAAACCAGCTTTACGGTAAATATGGCTCCGAGACTCTGGCCGGTGCCGCTTATAACTGGGGTATGGGTAACGTTGACAAACTGATCGACAAAGTGGGCGACCCGCGCAAGGGTGAGATTTCTGAGTCTGAGTTTATCAGTAAGCTGCCCGCTGAAACTCGCGGATGGCTGGCCCGCTACCGTAAAAACAAAACAGGCCTCGATCCTGTTTCTGTCAACAAAATCGATAACATTGCCGAGTCAAAAATCCGGGAGCAGCGTACGGCGCTGCGCGAGAAAATTGACCCGATTCTGAACAATACGATGGTGCAGCTGTACAACGGGGAAGTGCCTGACGCGATGCCCGATAAAGCATCAATTATGTTTGCGTACGGCGAGCAGGGGGCAAAAGCCGTTAAGCAGCTCGACATCGCGATCAACAATGCCAAAACCTTCCAGGCGATCCAGTACGTGTCCCCGGAACAGCAACAGGCAGAAATCGCAAAGCTAAAACCTCAGGCAAATGATCCTGATTATGCGCTCAAGCTCGATGCGTATGGCAAGCTCGGCGCGCTGGTGCAGAAAAGCAATGAAGCGATACAGGCGCAGCGTGATACCCGTCGTTTTAACGAAGCGCTGTCTATGGGCGAGAAACTTGATCCTACCAACAAATCCATGCAAAAAGCCGCCGACGCCACGCCAACGGCGCAAAACTTCCGGATTAACGACGCCACCACCCATGACGGGATTGTGCAGCAGGTGGCCCAGACCGGGATCATCCCTTCGCAGGTAACCACCCAGTTATCGGCGATATCCCGCGCGCGCAGTCCTGAGGCGGTCCGTCAGGGAGCAGAGTTATTTAATCGCCTCTATGACACGGATCCCGCGTCTGTTGGCGACATGCCAAAGGATATGCAGGGATTTTATCTCACCGTTAAACAGCTTACCGATTCCGGCATGGCGTCCGAAACCGCTATTGAACAGGCGCAGAATCTGACCTACAACCAGACCGATGCACTCAAAACGCAACTGGCCTCAACCCAGAGTACCAAGGAGTACAAAAAAGACCGCGGCAAAGCGATGGATTCTGCGGTGAGCAGCATGTCGGGCTTCTTTAACTGGGGAAATCCTTCCGCTGACGACCAGACGCCGGAGGCTGCGCGGTTCCGCAACGATTATCAGTCTCTGTACGACATCAATTACCGCACCACTGGCGGCAATGCTGATGCGGCGAAGAAAATGACCAACCAGCAGATCGCTCGCACATGGAGTATCAGCGAGGTTAACGGCGACGCAAAACTTATGAAATACGCGCCGGAGGCACTCTATAACTACGGCCCATCGGGGTGGCAGGCGGCGCAGTGGAAAGAAGAAAAAGAAAGCCTGATGTATGGCGAGCGCAAGGGCGAAATCACTACCAGTCCGGCTCAGCTGGGTATTACCTCAGGTAGTGCTGCGCCGGTTACCAGCAAAACGCCGGAGTCGCGAATTGGCGGCGATCTGGAGATAACTCCTGATGTGCTGACGGCCCGCAATGGCGATTACGCGATCATGGTGCGGACAAAAGATAAGGACGGTATCGAGGCGGTACAGCCGTTCTACGATTCGTACGGCAGGCCGATGCGCTGGAAACCATCACTGGAAGACTGGACACCATACAAAAAAATGCAGGCAGAGCGTGAAGAACATGATCGTAATGAGCTGCTGCGTGGACAGGACATTCGCGGGTTTAAAGATAAACATCGTGCTCTCGATGAGCAGTACAAGCGCCTGCATAACGAACGTATGGACAGGGTAAAAAATTACTTTTCGTGGAGCACTGAATAATGCCGGTATACGCCACTCCTGAAGAACTGAATAACGGATTCACTCCGGCGGGTAATGTCCTGGCAGCACCTACCGGATTTGATGTGCCTTTACCTGAAGGTTCCAACCCTGAGCCTCAACAGGATGAGCCCTCTGTCTGGGGGGCCGCATTTCGCCAGAATAACCTGCTCGGCGAAATGTTCCGCCCGGCCAAACAGTTTGAACCGGTAGAGGGCTATAACCCTTATGCGGATAAAACCGAGCTGCACGGGTACGAACAGTGGGGCTCGGCGTTTGCTGATTCCCGATCGCCGGAGGAAACCGCCTGGCTGAAACAACAGATTGACGACGAAAACGAGGACCGCAGGGTACTTTCCGAGGCGGGCGGCGAAGGTGTCCTCGCCAGCATTGCAGCCGGAGTGGTAGACCCTGTCACCGTAGCTTCCATGTTTATCCCCGGTGCGCAGGGCGGCGCGGTTGCCCGTATCGCGTCGCAGGCTGCAATCGGTGCAGCTGCAACAGCAGCGAGCGAGGTTGTCCTGAATAACCAGCAGATCACCCGCACATGGGGCGAAAGTGCTTCCCACGTGGCAGCCGGTGCGTTGATGAGCGGTGTATTTGCTGCAGCCGGCGCAGCGCTGTCACCCTCTGTTCGCACTGCTGCCACGCGCGAAGTGGCTGATGCGCTCGATAATATGAGTATCACGTCAGCGACGGACACCGCTGCTGCATCGCTCCCCGAAGGTGGTAGCGTCGGCGCGGCGAGAATCAGTGAGGCAACGCTCGAGGATCTCACTCCGGCAGCTGGCGGTCCGGTCGGTAAACTGGCACGTAAGGCGGGCAGTTATCTGACGCCGTTTACCCGTCTTATGGAGTCACCGTCGAAAACCTCCCGCCGTACGGCGCTGGAGCTGGCGGAGAATAACTACACCCTGCAGGGTAATGCCCGGGGTATCGAGACGCCCGTCGCGGCAGAAACCCGCGTGCGCGGGTGGCGTCGTGAAGAGGCTGCCGTCGTAGTGACGAATAAGCAGGCCTACAGCCAGTACAAAGCGGCTGGCGGTGACCTGAGCTTTTCACAGTTCCGTGAGGAAGTTGGCAACGCCATGCGCAGCGGCGATGTGCATGCTAATCCGGTGGTGCAGGAAGCGGCACAGGCAATGCGCACCGTGGTTAACCGGGTGAAAGTGGCGCAGCAAAAGCTTGGCCTGTTGCCGCCTGACGAGGAACTGAAAGCCATCGGTCAGGAGAGTTATTTCCCGCGCGTGTACAAAGTCGGCAAGATCGTTAACGAGCGCGATAAATTCCGCGACATGCTGGTCGACTGGTGGTCTCGCGGTGAGAAAACCATGTCCCGCGAAGAGGCTGAAATTACGGCTGATGCCACGATCAATAAAATTGTCGGCGCAAAAATACCGCAGGATTTTGCGAACGTCTTTATGGTGAAAGCGGCTGGCAGCACCCGGTCGCGTACGCTCAGCGTTCCCGATCGCCTGATGAAAGATTATCTGGAGAGCGACGCCAATTATGTGCTGCAGCGTCATATCCGCGAGGCGTCAGCAGAGGTTGAGCTGACGCGCGCATTCGGTAATAAATCGCTGGAAAAGCAGCTCAAGGATATTCAGGATGAATACGATGCGCTGATGCGCCAGAACCCCAAAGACCAGGCGAAGCTGGCGAAAGCCCGCGATAACGATATTCGCGACATCACAGCGCTGCGCGACCGCCTGGCGGGTACCTACGGCATGCCGGACGATCCATCATCATTTTTCGTACGCGCCGGTGCGTTCCTTCGCAGCGCTAACTTTGTCACCAAGCTGGGCGGTATGACCGTTTCCGCTATTCCTGATCTCGCGCGTGGTGTGATGGTTAACGGGTTTGGCAATACCATGCGCGGCTACTCTGCGCTGATAACCCGGTCGCCGGCATTCAAGGCCAGCCGCGCCGAACAGTTAAAAATGGCCGTCGGGCTGGAAACTATCCTGCATACCCGTGCGCGTACGATGGGTGACCTGGTAGACAGTTCCGCCCGCACTACAGCGGTAGAAGCGGGAATGGAGCGCGTCACTGATGCGTTCGGCAAGCTCACGCTGATGGGCCACTTCGACGATATGAACAAATCTGTAAACGGCATGATCACCTCCGACGGCATTTTGTCCGGCGCGTTCACTGGTCGCCGCCTTGCCAAGCTCGGCATTAACGACAATATGGCCGCGCGTATCCGCAGCGAATTCGAAAAGCACGGCGAGGTAATCAATGGCTGGCATATCGGCAATTTTGAAAAATGGGACGATCAGCATGTGGCTGGTGTCTTCCAGTCGGCGGTGCTCAAAGACGTTAACAATACCGTTATCACACCGGGGATCGGCGATACGCCACTGTGGGCCAGTACGCCGCTGGGTAAAACCATCTTCCAGTTTAAATCGTTCGTTACTGCATCCTACAACCGTGCCACGCTGGGTGGCCTGCAGGAGGGAACCGGTCAGTTTTATTACGGTACCGCTTTTCAGATTGGGCTCGGTGCGCTGACGTACGCGCTTAAGCAGTCTGCAAACGGTAAAGAGGTTGACTGGTCGCCTCAGAAACTCGCCATTGAAGGTATCGACCGCTCCGGTATTCTCGGCCCGCTGATGGAATATAACAATATGGCGGAAAAGGCATCCGGCGGTATGGTGGGGCTGGGCGCATTGCTCGGTACCGGCACACAGTCACGTTACGCCAGCCGTGGCTTTATCGGCTCTGCGCTGGGGCCGACGTTTGGCCTGCTCGATACCATTACCGATGTGACCGCCGGCGTGCTCAACGGTGATGCTGGCGATCGGGTGCTGCATAACGTGCGTACGCTGCTGCCGGGTAATAATCTGTTCTGGATTGCGCCACTGATAAATCAGGTTGACCCTGGCATGCGGTAATCGGTCAGGATTCCGACCTATGGAGTGCCCCATTATAGCCCTGTATTCACTACGGGGCTTTTTTATGCATCAGGATTACAAAACACGCCTTACCGCACTGAGTGATAAACTCACCGATGTGGTGCTCGAAGAAGCCGATCCGGAAAACTGGCCGGGGGCAGGGAAGAAGCCGAGAGAGCTGACCAAAGACGAGCGAGGAGATCGCTACTGGGACAAGAAGAACGCAGCCGCATCGCTGACGCTGCTGATTAAGGTTCACTCCCTGATTGGCATGCAAACGCGTGGTGGTACACCATCCGATAATCCAGGTCAGGATGATGAAGCCTTTGAGCTGGGCCAGCAGGTATCAAAAGCTGAGCGAGAGGCGGCCGCAATTATCGAGCGTCTGCAGAAAGGGAAAAAATGATTTCGTTCCTCGCCTTCTTCTTAATGTGGGCGGAGCGAATGAACTGGGACGTTCCGGACTGCCACTATCAGGCCTGCCACTGGCTGGAGCATCGCGGAAATCTCGCGGTGCTTCGCTGTTTCCGTGGTTTCGGTAAATCAACGATCCTTGCGGTCTATAATGCCTGGCGATACTACTGTGATCGCCAGTACCGCATTCTGCATCAGTCTGAATCAGACGGAACCGCGTATAAAACCAGCCGTGACACTCAGAACGTCCTGCGTAACCATCCGCTGACCAAAGGCATGCTTCCTGACGGGCAGGGAACCGTTGAGCAATGGTGGGTTAATGGTGCGCTGGATTTACGTAACGGCAGCATGTACGCAAAAGGCATCCTGTCTAACGTAACCTCAGCGCGCGCCAACGAATGCCAGAACGACGACGTAGAGGTACCACGTAATATCCAGACTCCGGAGGCACGCGAAAAGCTGCGCTATCGCCTGGGAGAGCAAACCCACATCCTGATCCCCGGCGGGCGCAAACTCTACATTGGTACGCCACACACGCATGACAGCCTTTACGATGAGGTAGAGTCTATGGGCGCTGACTGTCTTACCATCCGGCTGTTCGATAAAGAAAAACGCATCGAGGCAAAAGACGCGACGCAGCTGCGGTACGAGTTATCTTTCCGGCCGGAATATGTCTTTGCGGGCATCCACAAGGCGGCGCGGCTGTTGGTCGAAAACGTGGATTATAAACTGACCGCCGACGGCGTTGAGTTTGCGGACGCACCGGACACGGTTATCGATTTTTATGCAGACTGCGCCTGGCCTGAACGGTTCACTCGTGAAGAAATGGAGAACCGCCGTAAAGAAACACGCACGATTAACGAGTGGGATAGCCAGTATCAGCTGCACAGTAAACCCGTCGGAGACGTTCGCCTCGACCCTGACCGCATCCGGGAATACAACATTCATCCACAAATTCGCTATGCGAACCGTACGGCTTCGCTGTGGCTGGGTAACGTGCAAATCGTTGGTGCTGTTGCCTGGTGGGACGTGGCCACTGGCAAGGTTAAAGCTGACGCCTCTGCATTCTCTCTGATGCTTACGGATGCCAGGGGGCATTTGTACTGGCATATCTGCCAGGAGCTTACCGGGGAGCTGGCAGAGTTCGACGATAACGACAAAATCGCCGGCGGGCAGGTAGCGCAGATCAGAGAGCTGGTGCTCAAATATCAGATCCCCGTGGTTTGTGTCGAAGTAAACGGCCCGGGCAGCTTCGCGGGTAAATTACTGCGTCAGGCGCTCAAGGGGACGGGCTGCGGCGTCCGGGAAGAGTTCAGTATCACCAACAAGCAGAAACGCATCCTCGATGCGTTTGAAGCGCCGCTGTCCTCGCGGTTCCTGTGGGCTCACACCGACGTGCTCGACGGTCCTGTCTATGACCAGATGCGCGACTTTAACCCCGCACTGACAAACCAGCCAGACGACTTTATCGACTCCGGCGCGGGAGCAATAAGTCAGACCCCAGTACGCATCGGGAAAGTGGTCGGGATTCCGACCGGACATACGCGCGAAGATTGGCAGTTAAGTGACGGAGATCATCTGGTCGACGTCGATTACTAACTTGCCAGAGGTTTCGCATCATGTCGGTACCGAACCAGACTCCATATATAATTTATAACGCCAACGGCCTGACCACCGTTTTTCCCTTCGAGTTCTATGTCATCAACTCCGGTGATATTCAGGTCACAATTAACGGCACCGTTATTACTAGCGGGTACACGGTGTCCGGGGTAGGGAATATCGGCGGCGGGGATGTGATTTTTATCACCCCGCCAGCCAGCGGATCGGTTGTGATGCTGGAGAGGGTAGTGCCAACGTACAGGCTGACCGATTATCAGGATAACGGCGACCTCCTGGCCGACACGGTTAATAAGGATTTTGACCGCCTCTGGATGGCGATACAGCGTTACGGTATACATCTCGGTCTGGCACTTCGCCGCCCGCTGTTCGGTGGTCCCTTTGATGCAGAGGGTTATCGTATTGAGAAACTGGCAGATCCGGTTAATGCGCAGGACGCAGTGACTAAAAAGTATTTAGAAAGCGTATCTTTAGCCCGGGTGCTTCGCGTTCCAGAGGCATCAGTTGGGTTAGTACCTTCGCTGGATCTGCGTCGCAATAAACTGCTGGCATTCAATAATTCAGGTGACCCTATTCCGGTGTTGCCAGAATCAGGGTCTGCCTCTGACGTGATGATAGAACTGGCGAAGCCCACAGGATCTGCCCTTGTTGGTTATAAGTGGAGGCAAAATGCTAGTGCTGCTTCTCGAACGGTTCAGGACAAGTTGGATGATTTTGTTAACGCATCAGATTTCGCTTTAGTAGGCGATGGGACTGATGAATCTGAAAAGATGCAAAATGCTATAAATGCAGCAATAGCTAGTAAGTCTAAAACCCTATATATTGGAAGTGGTACTTACAAAGCTTCAGGTGTAGAGATCACATCTCCAGTTACAATTATAGGCTCTGGACGCAAGACCTGTGAGATACAGCCAGCAGTAACGGGGTCTGCTATATTCTCTGTTACAGGCACTGGACGAGAGTATAATAATAGACTCTCTGATGTATTTTTTAAGGGGATAACGTTTTCTAACCCTGGGGCTGGAAATCCATTTTTAATTGTAGCGCAGTACACTAATCATTTAAGAATGGAGCAATGCACTGTGTATCATGGTGTTATCCAGTTACATGTGTACTACTATCCAACATTTTATGAGGTAAATCTTTTTTCTGGTACTATCTATTGTGAATCAGAATTAAATCCAGGAGAGGTTTCTTTTGACTATGCAAACGGTGCTTACTTCGACCGTATATGGAGTAGTTCCGGTAAGATTGAAGTTCGTAACGGGACGGATACAAGAGTTAGTAATTCATACCTATACAATGGCGATATTGGCCTGATAATTGAAATTGATGACTCAGTGTTCAATAATGCATCTAAATTCGTAGGTGGTGTTGTTATTCTTGATAATCTAGTTTGTGAATGTAAGACCTATCTCAAAAGAATCGCTTTAAGTCGTATTAGCGGAAGTACTTTTGGCGCATTCAACGGAACAGGTCTTACAATTAACGGAGCAAGAGAAATTTACATGGTAAACTCTGGTGGCCATTATAGTAATGACAATGCTATTCACTTAATCAATGTGCGTAATAGTGTTTTTTCTGGCAGTAGTTTTACTAACGCTGTGAACTCATGTCTTCTTTTAGAAGATTGTCACGACTTAACATTTACCAGTGTGAATGCTGGTTTTGTAGAGGTATACGAATAATGGCCAACATAACCCCAAAGTATGGGTTCAACATATCAACAGGGTGCACAGGTATTATTTTAGTAGGTTGCACCAGTACAGGTAATAGTATTGCAAACATAACTGGTGGCGGTTATGTAGATGGTAGCACTAGAGTATTAGCATGTAATGGCATGCCTGATTCAGTTATTGTTCTCCGTGGGTCTACTGCGGAGCGCCCTACAGCACCAGTCAGTGGGCAGATGTATTATGATACAACGCTAGGTCTTCCAATATGGTATAACGTCACAGCATCATCATGGCAGAGAGCAGATGGTACTAATACTTAGACTTTAAATTTATTTTCGTTTATTAATCATNGAAGTAAAACAAATTATTAGGCGAAAATGTAGCGAATTTATGTACTTATACATGT